TATCTTTATACACAAAAGGCTTTATCCTTACGCCACCAGGATTTGATAAATATACGTAGTCGTTATAGATAAACTCACAATGAGAATACTTCCCTAATGTCCTTAATGTTATCAGAAATCCTATGACACTTTTAGGCTTGTGGAAACTAATATATAGCTTGTCTTTTTCCAACTGCATAAATACCTCCTTACATATTTTTATACGCTTTTTCGTACCTGTCTTTAGAATCGTATTCTTTTAACTCTTTATCGGTTAAATTTTCTAAGTTGTGGGATAGCAATGTTTCAGTAGCCATGGCTTTAGTTGTTTGTGACTGCATTATATTCGCCATTTTCATCATGTCCTGCAATGTTAGATTGACATATTTTTCACTGCCATCTTTCGTATAGAATTTCCAATTTTCAAATTCTGTCTTTTTCATAGCCTGGCACATTACTACTATTCTTGTTAAGTTGGACTGGTCAATACTTCTATTATTCTGCAAGTATTTCACGCCGCCTACTTCAAATTCAAATGGGGCAACATCGTATTCAAGTCTTAGATCATAGAGTTCTCTCTTAATCTCGTCAATCCTGAAATCTTTGTTGAACGCAACTTTGCCGTCCTTTATTGTTTCATAAGGCTTTAATTCAACAAGTTTCCCCTCTACAAAATACTGACTTGGATTTATTGCCACATCTTCGCTTTCGATTTCTTCGATTACATCTCCGACTGCTGTTGGGGCTAAAAAACTTGCGTCCTTGCTTTTACTCGACACCTGTAATGTATCTTTGTTGTACATTACTTTTAATTTGTCTTTTTGAAATTTCTTCAGTTCCTCGTACCAGTCTTTGTTATCTTTGTCATAAATGGCTATGTATTCCATTCCGTTTTCTAATTTTTTTATTTCTGTTTTAGTTACTTCAAATTTCATAACTTCCTCCTATTTTTTTTACACATGTGGTGTGTTAAACCATGTTCCATTCCCATACTGGAATTGCAATGCTCTCATTTGGACTGTGTGAATTTGTCCAAGCTGTCCTGTCGGAGCATTCCCAATTAACCCTGTAACAACGTATCCTTGTCTTTCTTTTGCTTCCAAGCTTCCTGGTGAGCCTTGGTAATATCCGGCAAGCCTCATGGTAAGGATTCTGTTCATCTGTGCGTCATGCCCTTTGTTCCACGCTTCCTGTGCTAAGTTTTTAATATTACTTCTGTCAGTATCCATACTGTTCATACGTGCATCTCTCACTGCCATGTCGTGATTGTCCACAATTTCGCACCAAGCACCTCCTGCACGGTTTGGAACTTTGAAATATGCCCGTATTCCGTTTGTATGGAATGACCCTGTGTAAGTTCCGTTTGCGTCGTACATGTTTAACGTGTTGGGAGTCCATAAATCCGAAGCATTGGCTCTTATTATGTAATCTGAATTATTTCCGTTTCTGTATCCTTTGTCCCAACGCATGTATGGGGACAAGTCTGGTTTGGGAGCATGTATATTTATCATATTCTTAATACTGCTAAGTGTGATTATACCCGCTTTATTTTCTTCAGCAGTATCTTTATATTTGACATAACCTTTATCAATTTCATTTTTTAATAGATTCAGCATTTCTGCAGTTGCTAATGCTTCGGTATTAACAGATAAAGATATATTTTCAGTATTACTTATATTAAAGAGAAACTCCACTGTCACTGTACTTAAATTAATCCCATTAGTCGCAGGCATAAAATCAGCTTTATCCGCAACAGTAACGGCAAAAAGGGTTTCAGTTCCTGCGGTATCTCTTGCATAAATCCCTAAAGATTCCATGCTGTATCCGTTCATAAGTCCTGAATTGTTAAACGTGGCCGTCACCTTAACCTGTGATGTCCCTAGTTTTTCAATTTTACTGACGTTCACTGTCTGCTTTATTCCGTCAAGATTAATCAAAGTTTCAAGATTTACTGCATCTGCCAGTTTGTTATTCGATGCAGATATTTTAGTAAATGTTAAGTCTGTTGCTCCTGCAACTTCCCTTGCTATTAGATCCTTTCCTTTGTCAGTTATGCTTGTTCTTCTTATACTTGCCATTCCTACTCTCCTATCTCAATTACTGTTTTTATGTTCGTTATCACTCCAGTAGCAATATATATGTTATTTATAACTTTCGGAGTAAGTATATTAATGCTGTTAAATCCTAAATTTGCTGGCAATATTGTTTTTAACATATTGTTCAATTCGTCATATTTTTTCACATCGTCAAACTTTGTAACAACCCCAAGTTCATATACATTAAAATTGGGTTTCAATTCATAGTTTCCTATTCCGCACAGCTGATTCATCCTGTTTACAAGTACACGCCACGTATAAGGTATTTGATCATTCCAATATGTCAGGACTCTAAAAATTCTGATTTCTAACGTATCATTCTCATACCTGTGCAGTCCCAGCATTTCCTCAAACTTGCTTATCCCATCTTCGTCACAGTATTGGATGAACTGATTGTTAAATACCTTTTTAAACAGGTTCCACAATATCTTAAATTCGGGTTCTTCGCTTTCCATTATCCGTCTAATTTCCCTGTATTCCTGCATAAAATCAGGAAGGTACGACAGAAGATTTACGTTAATATTTTCTAAAATCGTCATACTGTAATACCTCCCCATACAGGAATCTGAAATTCAGTCAACTGCAGGTTGTTGGAACTTCCATTTATTGTAGTGTTCTGAATATCTAAAATACCGTTTATGTCGAGAATTTTTGCTTCTATTCTTGACACCCTTACGACTAGATTATTACTTACTTTTTCATTTTTCAATGCCCAAGTTTTTCTAAGCTCTAGCAAGTAATTTTTTATAACTTCCTCAACTTTCAATTTTACAAGTGCCCACGTGAAGTTAGGTTCAAAAGAAATAGTCGTTGTTATATTCACAGGAACGTTTGTTGTTCCCTGAACTGTTACAATGTGTCCTATTGGAGCAACACCTAGTCCTTGTGCATCTTTTGTCGGATCTATAATATCCTGCACCTTTTTAATCAAAGTTTGGCTTGCCTGATTAAAGTCGCTGTCTAATATGGTTAATAGTACAGTTCCGCCGCCATTCCATACTGGAGTTACCTTGACAGCTCCAACACCTTCTATCTCATGTACTTTCAGCTTGTAATCAGAAATATTTCCGCCATAAGCCTTCATGTTAAAGCTGTCGAAATATCTTTTTCTAAGCGCCTCCGTTTCTTCTTCGTCCCGAGCTGGGATTAAAAGCTCTGTAATTTCAGCACGGCCTAAATTGTTTATATAGTCAATTGGAATTATCTTGCCAGTTTTTGCATTCCCAATCCTTCCTGGACTTTCACACTCCAGTTCGTATTCATAAAGATTTGTAGCGGTATTGTGCTGGATAAATTTTACTGCCGTGTAATTCAAGTCTTCCAAACTGAAACGGCTACCTAAAGGTATCTCAATATCGAAAATACCTTTTAATACTGCCTTGCTTGCCTTGTATGGAGATATTCCACGTTCAGAAGCCCTACGTATTAAGTTCTCCCTGCTCGCAGTATCTCCAAAAGTTTCCTTTATAAAATCCTGAAGCACAAAATACATGCTTTCCAGCTCCATTGCCGCTGGAGCCAAAGCGTCCCATATTACAGAACCTTCTCGCTTATCCAAGCTGTTCGGAATCCTTGCGAGCATTCTTTCCATTATTTTTTCATAAGTCACAACTTCAAACATATTATCCTCCTTCCTTAGATTATTGTTACCGCCAACCCGTTATCAATCTGAATTTTCCCAAACACTGTTTCAGCAATAAATTTCTTAATCAGAACTGTACCTCTCTCACTTTCAGTATCGAACTCAAAAGTATGTACCGCTGTTATCCTGTTATCCTGTAACAATGCTTCCGAAATTCTACGTTCCAGTTCCACGACACAATATTCAACAGGCATGCCAAATAAATCCTCAAGTTCAATTCCATAATTCCATGAATATATTATGTATTTATAGCGTTCTGTGCGTATTATTTTATAAATTGCCTGCTCCATAGCCTTTTGACTGTCAACAAATCCTAAAATATAATTGTCTTTATAGAGTTCCATCCGATATGTTTTTGTAGGTTGTTCCTTTACCGTTATATCTGCACTCGTTTCAATTTTTGGTATCATAGCCACTCACCTTCTGTCTGAGGGTCATCAATTCTATCCAGTACAATAAATTTCTGCCCGCCTTGCTGTCTTATCAGAAGCACACCCTCTCCAATTTTTAAGCCGTTATGAACTGTTATTTTCTTACGCCCCTTGTACTCGTGCTTATGTTTTTTTATATCAGTCATTGCACCTTCAACAACTTCTGTTTCTTCAGTGGAATGCCTGACAGTAATGTCTACTTCATAATCTTTTACAAGATGTGTCAAAATTAACTCATCTTCTTCAATAACGGGTACATTTATGTCAAGTCTTACAGTAAGTGGACTGACACTTTCAACTTTTCCTGCATAGATTTCAGAAGGCTTAGTGTATTCAACTGCATTATTTATCATTTGTGTCAGTGCTTGTTCTAATTTCGCCATTGTGTCCTTCCTCCTTGCCTATTTTCCCTTCCAAGTCTAAATCCATAAAGTATTCCTTGAATCCAAATTTATGTGTAACTTTGTCAACTAGCATATAATTTGCGAGCTTGAACTCGGCAATATCCATATAGACAATAAAAGAAGATCCGCCACGAATCCTTACATCACCGAATATCCCTTTCAGCTTTAATGTTTTTGTTCTCTGATTGTAATATTTAAGCATTTTATTCGCACGTTCTCTTCTTTCAGCTTCCGTCGCATTGCTCCTGTTTACTTTCTCAAAATACTGTAAAAGTCCCCACTTAGTAATGTTCTCACTGTCAAATACCTGATATTTTTCAAGTTTTTTCTCTTTATCATTTACGTAGTCAAGCACTACCTGATTGTATGTTTCCTTGTCAATGCTGCTTTCAAAGTCAAAATCTTTTCCGGAAGTATTATCAAAAATTAAATCTTTTATTTTAAGACTTTCGGTTTCCTTCAAATTCAACTTCCCGTAATCATCGTAAATCACATATCTCTTGTTTGTAAATCTCAAAGTGTCACTCAAAGCCCCTTGAATCATGTCAATCAAAGTTGTTCCGTCCTCACGTCTTTTCTCGAATACATGTTTTGTGTTTTCTATTTCTCCAAGTGTGAGCTTAAAGTCCGCCGCTATCATCTGTACAATTTCACTTGCTTTTTTGCCTTTGAAAACATAATAGGCTTTGCTTTTCAAATATCTCAGCTGATCATATGCTGTGATTGTTACAATATTATTCTTTCCAAGTTTTCTAGTAAATACGTAGCCTAAAAATACATTTTGTCCCCGATACTTTAAACTCACTTGGTCTCCCTCTTGGACTTTTTCATCGAAAATCATTTTGAATGTAAGTTTCCCTGGTGTCGCTTTTCTCTCCAAAGACAGCTCAATACTGTCTGTAACAACAGGCGAGATTATGGTTTTGGTGCTTTGGCTTGCCACTATCAGCTCAATATCCTTTTCCATGTCATAGCTTTCTTCATTTGGCTTTGACATAAAGGATTTTATTTTGTTTTTTATATTCTCAAGCATCTCTACCACAACCTTAATTTACCCGTTACAAATCCAGTTAAAGAAGAAATCCCATTTATTTCCATAACCGTTTCAAGCTGGTCAAGTCCGCCAGTTTCACGTCTTATGACTTGCCAAATTTTATCACCATACTTCATTTCTTTTATCCTGCTTTCAACTTTATCTGTCCATCTCTGGTTCTGTGTACTCACAGTTCCGTCTGCATTCGCTATATATTGTTTCGGACGTGGGTCTATAAATTCTTTCAGTTTGATTTCCACATACACATCCATACCCTCTTCAGCATTTTCCTCAACAGAAAAATCTTCAAGCGACACTTTCAGGTTTGTGTTGAAATAAGCCTGTGCGGAATTTGGGTAAGTTCTGATTATGATTAGCTGAAAAGGCTTAGCTCTTTTTTTTAGGTTCTTTAACTTATTTAAAAAGTAGCTTGGTTTTTGATAAAATCCTAAGTATCTGGCAAATGGGTAACGCTGGGAAGGAAGCATAAATTTAAAACTTATTTCTTGCAGTCCTTCCTGTTTCAACATATTAAACTCCGCATCATTTATCAGATTGGCAATGCTGTTCATATTTTTGTGTGAAATATTGACAGATGAAGGTGCAACAGGCAAAAGCACCTTGTCAATATAGAAAATATATCCCTGTGTTCTCATTAGTCGCTATGCACCCCTTCCGCTCCAGTGTAGACATGTTCTGCAAGCCTTTCACCAAGTGCGTCGATGAAATCATCTGCATCTGCCTGCTCTGAAATATTGTTGTAATTTGTCATGTCTATTTTTATTTCTGCAGTTGTGAATTTGTTTACGTATTCCCTTTCCGCAATATCCCTCAAGTACTTCATGTCCTCGTTCATATCGTCCATCTTATTAGCCATTTTACCTGTGTTGTCTGCTGTCTTTTTGTTGTTGGGGTCTTTTCCACCCCCACCACCTTTTCCGCCTTTATCTTTTCCTGCATTTCCGCCTTTTCCTTTATCGCCACCTGCTCCTTTATCTACTGGTTTGTTTTTTCCCATGTTCATTAACTCTTCTTTGGCTTTATCAAATCCATCAGTTATGCCTTTGATTCCGTTTCTAACGTCACTTTTACCCTTGTCAAAATTTCTATTTGGGTCGTGGAGCTTCGAATTAGTTAGCTTTCCAGCACCATTCATGACACCTTCCATTAAACCTGAAGGATCTGCATATCCTGCATATCCAAATTTCGGTGCCTGCTTTTGTGCTACTTTCACGCCATTAGCGTCCCCATAAGCCATAGCTTGAATGTGTTGAGCCGGAGTAAATGAAGCACCACCTCCGCCGCCCATTCTGCCGAGACTTATTTGAAGAGCCCCACCGTTTGAGAAATGGGTACCAATAACAGAATCCACGACTTTACCAATTTCATTTAACCCCCGCAAAAATCCATTGACGAAATTCTCAACCATTCTTGCAAGCGAATTTATCGCATTGGCAAAAGCATTATGAAATCCATTTGCAACAGTTACTGCTGCCCTTCCTATAGCGTTATAACCGTCTATAAAGCCGTTTGCAACTCCAACAAAGAAATTGTAAATACCTTTAAGGATATTACTTATAGTTACTTTTAACCAAGCCCATACCATTGCCGCACCGTTAACCATCCAGTACCAGCCTTGCAAAAGTGCGTTCACAAGCCAAACTCCTGCATTCCATATTCCTATGAATACGTTTACTATTAATGTACCCAGTCCTATGAATGCGAGTATAACCACTGATACAAAAATCACTATTATATCCCATAGAATTATAAAAATGTTGCTAACTAAAGCGGCAAACCAATAAAACATTCCCCCTACTGTTTCTAATGCACTTTGAGTTCCTGTTGCCCATTGAGTTATGGCTACTGCCGCCCACAGTATCAAAACTATAAGACCGACTATAACCGCAGCCAGCCAAGTTCCGGGGAAGGCCCATATTGCCGAATTAAGTGTCGTTTGTGCAGCCGCCAACCCTTCAGTAGCAACAATCGCCGCATACTCTGTCGCAATCTGCCACAATAAGGCAATACATTGGGCTATTGTAGCCATAGTAGACCAAACTGACGCTAACGCCGCAATAGCTTGAACCGCTCCATACCATAATAATGCCGCTGTAACACCGTAAATAACTGGACTTATTGCCTGCCAGTTATCAGCTATGAATTTACCCGCCATAGCAATTCCGTCAACTATCCCATTGACCACTGCCTTTAATCCTATGAATCCAATTTTCATATTAGTTATAAAGGATTGAAAAGCCTGAGAATTAGCTAGCTGATTTATCTTTTTGAGTATGCCGTCCATCTCTCGCAAGGCAAAGTTTTTGGCTTGTGTCCAAATATCCGACCAAGTAAGAGGCAGAGTTCTGAATTTGGCGTTTATGTCATCTCCAGCACTAAACAAAGCATTTTTTATTATGTCCGCTGTTATTTTCCCTTCTGCTCCAAGTTTTTTTAATTCCCCAACTGAAACATTCATGTGCTTGGCTATGGCTTGTGCTACCATTGGGGCATTTTCCATTACTGAACGGAATTCATCCCCTTGAAGTTTTCCTGCTGCCATTGCCTGTGTCAGCTGATACATTGCACTTGTTGCTTCCACTGCATCCGCTCCTGATACCTTAAATGCCTTCTGCATAAGGTTGGTAAATTGAACAATTTCATCAGTATTGTTAAAAGCGTCCTTAGCAAGCAGTCCTAATTTTGCCACCTGATTCATGCTATCCGTATAAGCAACTCTTGCATCATTTGCTGACTGGTAAATCTGTTCTTTCAGCTGTTCAGGTGCGTCCGTTATCAAGTTAAGCCTTGCTGTTATTTGTGCATTCTGATCTGATGCCTGAAGCAGTTGCTTTGCGCCCATTACTCCTGCTATCGCTGCTCCTACCTGCATCATTTTTTTCTGTATTGCGTCAACGATTCCCGGCATCTTGCTCAGATTATCGTTCAGCCCTTTGCTGTCACCTTTCATTTTCTGCAGTTCATTTTCTGCTAATGCCAACTGCTGTCTTGCAGTTGATAAATTAGCAGTGTTGATGTTCATGGATTTTCCATCAAGACTGGATAGGCTGTTTACTGTTGCGCTTATTGCATTGTTTATCGCTGTGAATGTCTGCGTCATTCTGTCATTTAAAATTATGCTGTTCTGAATTGTAGCCATTTTTCACACCTCCTAACGCCTTTTACGGCCAGCCTTTCTTTTAGCTTCTTTCTCAGCCTCTTTCTCTTTTTTTATTTTTATGTCAATGCAGGCCATAATGAACGCTTTCTCATAAATGTCCATTTCAGCAAATTCACTTGGCCTTATTTTCAGTTTATGCAGGCAATAGTAAGCATAGTTGTACTCTGCCACATTTGCCTCGATTAGTTTTTTACTTCATCTTTGATATCCTCTACATTAAGATCCCATCCGTTTATTTTTTGAACTTCCTGAAGCAAAGCTGTGTATTCTCCTGGAAGAAGCATTGCATTTATCAGTTCCCTTGAGTCCATTACTCCCCAAGAATCCTGCAGCTCCTTGTCATCTAAATCTGGATAAACCAATGATTTCAAAACTAAATCCACGAAGTATTTCTGCTGGTCTAGTTCTGGAACAATTACTCCTTTAGCCTTTTTAACCTGTCTTGTATTTTGCTTTCTTAGTGCATCATCCATTTCATTTGAGATTGACTTTATCTCAAATTTAACAGTATTTCCTGCATCGTCCTTAAATCTTTTTGACACTTCCACTTCCTGATTTTCCACAGGGATTGTATTCTGTTTTAAAAAAAACTTTAAATCTTTCATTCTTAATTATCCTCCTAAATTTATTTGAAAACAGGGAGCTTAAAACTCCCCCAACCTATCCTTAATATGTTACAAAAAGTACCCTTATATGTTCATGCCGTCAAGAGCATTAAATTTATCCATAAGTTTCCAGTCCTCAAATGTGAAATCAAACTCATCTTCAAGATAGTCTGCATCCGCATCAAACTGTGCTATTATTCCACCGTCAAGATTGCAGTCAATCAGCATTATTGTCTGTTTCCCCACACTCGAAGTTGGGTCTTCATTTACAAGCTGCATATCAAAGTAAATATCCTTACCTGTTCTTGTGTACTCCTGCAATATTTCTCTAAATACAGATGTGTTAAAATGGAAAGTTGCACTTCCAGTACCCTTCCATCCTGCCGCCTTGTTTCCTTTTCCAGTTTTACCCAGGATTGGAACTTCAACTTTATTCTTTTCCATTTCTGCCTTGACATTTATGGCTTGCATAAAGTTGTATCTTTTATTTCCAACTGTGACAAAGCATTTGGCAAGACTTCCAGATATGGCGTCCTTTCCTTTCATTATCGCTGTATCGCTCATCTATTCTCACACTCCCTCATCTAAATTATTGTACAATTACGTTCATGTAAAGTTTTTCCATAGCAACGACTGGCTTAATGTTAGTTGTAACCAGTACACTTTCCTTAGTTTCGCCCTCAACTACTGTAATATCTGTTTCTTCATTGAAATCTTTTATTGCTCTCAAATCTTCCAATGTTTCATGATGTTTTGAAATATCACGTTTCAAGTCATTTCTGTCATACTCGGTATTGTTTGATGAACCAAGATATGTCTTATTAAAAATTGTTGCTACGTCAATTGCAATCTGGTCTAAAGTTCTCATTACTTGGGCGAACGAAAAATCCCTGTTCTTTCTTTTTATGAAAGAAACAAAAGAATTGATGTCCTTCAGAACTCTTATC